ATCCTCGGATCTGCGGTTTCTTCCCACAGTATGTCATCGATCTGTTTATCTAATTCTTTAATCCTCGTCGGGATGTACGTTAGAAACGGATTCATTCTTTTTCCTTGGAAGTTTGTATTTAGCTTTGATCTGGGACAACGCTTGCATCGTCATGTCCATTATAAACGTTGCATCCTTTAACGTAAGACCACTCGACAAAAGTTTGTTTAATTTCTCCGCCTCCTTGGTCAGCTTCAAAGGTCGACCACCCATCTTGCCGTTGACTTGAAACATATTAACCATCGGAACATTGGGCTCTTTACTTCCATTAAAACGAGGGTTGTCAGCCATGTCTTGTTTGTTCTGGACCAACCAATATTCCCTGTACACAACCTCGTATTCTTTTCGATGCGGTATCTTCAGCTTCATATCTGTTTCCCCACTTCCCGAAGGTTCTTAACGTATGTGTCAAGCTCCTCACGCGCTGCAAACAATTCCATCTGCACATTGGGCCGCGCATCACGGCGGTAACGCTCCTCCTGCAACGCATCAACCTGACGCTTCAGCCATTTCAATTGAGCAGCTTGAAAATTCGTTAAGTCCTGATCACCCATTGCCAACCTCCGGTCTTGCTCGTGGCCGAACAATCCTCGAAGCCTGCTCCGTTACCTCGCAAAACATCATGATGTTGTTGCCGTACAAGTCGTACAACTTATTGTACAACGGCAACGCCGCATCGTTCTGCAAAACCTCCTGACAATGGGCCTCGTTCTCAAACCAAACCACCGTCTCAAGCTCCTTGCCTTGCAACTCGTAATGCAAAACCAACGCCGTGAAATACTCAACCATCACCAGTCCCTCCCAAATACCTTGCGAAATACCTCATCCAACATTTGATCCATCTCCCTATCCGTCACTCCTTTGTCCTCCAAACTTGCTCCTTACCAACCTTCTTGCCAGTAGACTTAACCAAGCCCTCTCGATGCAACGTAGATAAATACGTCCGAATAAGCGTTAAACGTAAACCCAAACGATCCGCCAGTTGACGCGCCGTGCCCTCCCCACGAGACAACTCTTGGAAAATCTGCTGCCTACGCGTCAGCTTATTAGCCCTAGAGTTCTTCCTGATATTCGACCATATCTTTTGCAGTAAATTCATCTCGCACACTCCTCGCAAATATAAACATCGTGACCCATTCCAAGAGTCACCTCCTCACCGCAATCACACAATCGCGGCATCTCTCCGTCACCACTGCACTCGATACACGGCTCTTGGACCTCGTCCAAATAACCAACGTCACGACCAAAACCCTGCGGTCGAACAACCTCATAAAATACCTGACCCAACCCATCACAATTAGAACATGGGTCCATGATCAGCGTCTCTTGCATCCCGATCAACATGTCTTTCATCTTACCCATCATTCTCCTCCATAATATAATCGCTATCGACGTCATACAGAAACGCTTCGATGTTCTTCGAATACAAATAAAACTGAGTGCGCTTCTGGTAACGAGGTCCTGAAACCTTGGCCCTGCAAATCTGTTGATCCCTGTACAACTTGTCAGCCTCCGCCCGTAAGTCTCCGTGACCAATGTTCAAACCAAGAGCCCTTAAAATGTGGTGGGATGAAAAAAACATATCAGGCTCATCATCCAAATACCCTAAGATCAATTCCTGCAATTCTTCTGGAGTCGGAGTAGCCAGAGAAGCCAGAGCAATTTCGTCCTCCAACAATTCAACCTTGAGCGCCCGCCACTGCGTCCGGCTGCTGAAACGCGAGTTCGAAATTACCGTGACTTTAATTTGATCAGCAATCTCCAAACCCTCCGATACGGTAGGGTCAAGGAACACACTCTCCCCGTCCTCTGTCTCAGCAAACGCAATGCGCTTGTCCTCTAAGATATTCGTAACTACACCTATTTTTTCTAGTACTAGGTTCTTCATCACGCTTCCTCCTCCTCAATCTCAGGCTCCCAAGTATTGTCCTCGCCGTTCAAGTACTCGCCCTCAAACATGCCACCCTCGTCCTGATAATCAGCCTGAACCTCAACGCCCATCGCATGTAACTTGTCCCACACAGGAACAGGCGCACCCCATGCCGTCCAACACCGGAACGAGAACCACGACTTCGTATCCGCATCAAACAAATAACGACCCTGATCATGCGCAAGCTCCTCGTCAATCTCAACGTCACAAACATCCCACTTCGTGCCCCAGTTGTTGACGCGCCAGTCATACCAACCCTCAACTTCGTACCCACCCCATTGGGTCTTGGGCGCTTGCCACTGCTCAAACGGCATCGGACAAACCAACTGACAAAACTGCGGGTTCTTGGCACGACCCCCACGATGAGGATCGTACCCGTTCTCAGTCAATCCATTGTAAAGCATGGATACCAAGTAATGCGGCCCCTCAATACGGACCTGCTGATCACAATGATTAGGCATGGGAACCTCCATCAGTAATGTCGTTGTAATCTTCCAAATTTCTCCAACCCTTATGCGAGGTGATGCCGTCATATGAAAATTCCACATAAACGCAAAACTTGATATCACCACCAAACATGCGGGCAGTCTTTTCCGCCGTGCAAAAATGATCCCGCATGACAGACGCACTGTATTCCGCAATCCCATTGTCAAATGAATGAACCACAGGACCATCCTTCGTGCTCAACTCAGGGCGGTACACGCCAATGTTCAATATCTCCTGATTAAATAAATATGCCATCAGTCTAACATCGCCTCCCCAGTAAGCAGTAACGCTGGACCCACAATATGACGACCCGTCATAGAACTGGCCGTTTCATTAAATGGTAAACCCAACAACAAGCCCTCCTCGTTTACAATCAACTGCTTCTCACCATCGTCGATCACAATCTCAATCAATCCACCAACAATAGCCTGAGCCTCCTCCAAAGAGGGACGCTTGGCCCGTATCTCAATATCCCGAATCATCACACTCACTCCACAAAATCTAAATCAAAAGAATAATAAGGCTCAACATATCCCCACTCGCAATTAGGAATCTGCATCGATGCAAACACAGCCCACTCATACGGACCAGCCTCAAATGATACATGCCAAACCTTGCTGTAACCCTGAGCCTTGCGCTGCTCTGGCGTCTTGATGTGAACCTCATAGTCAGGGTTCATACCAACCTTACGACACCAATCGCACAACGCTCGATACAAACCCTTCGCCGCACCAGACCGCGTCTTGTATGACGCCGGATCCCAGTCCAACGTCATCTTACCACTCTCCATACAATCAAAACTAAACATCACTCATCCTCCTCATAATGCGAAGCAAGCTCCTCATAATCAATCTCACACAACGCACAGTTCAACATGTCACCAACAAAGCCGGATCCACTGTCCTCAATACGATCCTCAACAACCTGCTCAATATAAGCAGCGTCAATCTTAATCCCGTCCTCTTGGTCCATGGTTAAGAAATCCCCCACCCACAGGTTTACCAGCCAAGTCTCTTTGTTCTTCCAACCGTTATATCCCATCATACCAACCCATATAAAATATTGTGAATATCAACAGGCTTGCTACGATCCAACTTAAACTCCGAAGTGTAATAACCGTGGATGCGACTGCCCTTGAATACAACAATCTCTGTCACCGGACCTTGGTCCTCGAACATCTCAGCTTGACGGAAATAACGCTCGCGCAACGCACCTATGGTCTTGAGCAGCGGGCTCAAGGTTGTCGTGCCGTCCGCGTTTATCGCATGATATGAATACATCTTAGTCTCCTAGATAAATAAATAGATAACGAAGCACTTGTGCTTCGAGAACAACTAGACCACAAGTCGATGGAGATGTCAAGGGGGCTGAGTACAGTATAGACACTTCCCCACAGTTTTTTTGTTTTTTTTTTTTTTCATTCCAAATATGGTGTCCCCACCGTCCTCAACTGTCCTCACCATTGATTTCACTCGTTAATCTGCCCTCATTTGAGTACACTTGTGAGGACATGAGGACATTTAGCTGGAGAAAAGTGCTATATATAGGCTCCTTGCAAAGGAAGGCGCGCTGTTGTAATTTGTTGTTAGACCACAAGTGAGGTGTGCATGGGAAAGCTGGAAAAGAAGATCGAAGAAGAACATGGGCGGGTCTTGACCAACCGACAACGGACCTTTGCGAGACACATTGTCGAAGGGATTTACTCGAATGCGGAGGCTGCTCGAAAGGCTGGGTACTCACCTGATGTTGCCTACAACACGGCTTCGAAGCTGCTCAACGGTCGGGACTTCCCGCATGTCTTGGAATATGTTGTCGAACTCAGGGAGGAAAGGCAGCGCCGATATGGTGTCAGCACCATTGGTCAGCTAGAACGGCTGTACAAGCTGTCATCGGGCGCAGAGGAGGCGGGACAGTTTTCAGCAGCCATCAACGCCGAAAAGATTCGCTCTGCTCTGGGGGGCCTTACGGTTGACCGGAGAGAAAACATAAACACCATCGATCAATTGTCGCGGGACGAGATCACATCCCGACTTGCTGCATTGCAGAAACAATATCCGCAAGCGTTTGTGATCGACGGCACGGCAAAGGACATAACACCAGATGAGCAAGGGACCGGAAGCGAACTTTTGGCAATCGATCAGGACAAATCTGCCGAAGAAGTGCTTCGCAACGAGGATTGAAAACAAGCACGGAGGCGGGGTTCCTGACGTCCATGCTGTCTGGGACGGCGTCCCGTTTTGGATGGAGTTGAAGGTTAGCAATTCAAATGCGGTCCGTCTCTCGCCTCATCAAATCGCGTGGGCTGCTGCATATTGGGCTCGCGGCGGCGCGACTTTCTTCTTGGTAAAGGCCCCCTCTTTGAAGGTGCTATATTTGTTTGAGGGGTACAAAGGGCCTAGTTTACATGACCACGGGCTGTCAGGGACGGCTGGGCATCGGTTCGAGGGTCTTGGTTCGATGTTCGAGGCCCTGCGGCCCCTCGCGCAGCGGTAAGCCCTGCGGCCCCACGCGCCGCTTTTCTTTTCGAGGCGACCGACGGAGGAGGGAGCCGAGCACACTGAATCGTGTGTCGAGGAACGAGACTCAATTTTTACCAAAATTTGTCACGCGACTAGCGGGACTCTATTTATGATAGTAGTTGGGGGAGCCGAAGCCCCCCCCGTTGGTTACCAGTAGT